CCGATAAAGTCGGCGAGCTGTGTTGACCCCTGCTCGTCCATGGGATGCCAGTAGTTTACAGAAGTCTTATCGTTCTGCGCAGTAGCGGCAACAGCGCCAGTGCCGGTGGCACTTCCAAGAGTGAGTGTGTCGGCGTCGACTATACTTAAGACTTTCAACGTGTCGCCGACTTCTAACTGAAACGAGATGTCGCCAAGTGCGCCGGCCGCTAGCCGCCATGTGTCGTTCGACGTACCCGTTCCTGGGTATTCAGTAAAGTCAACATTTACGATCTCAAACTGACCTGTCTGTGGCCGTGTGCCTGGATCAGAAGATGTACGTCGGATATTAGCTGGGACATCTTCTGGTAATAGTTGTCCTGCTGTCGTCAAGCGTGTAAGCGGTTGGGGTACGCCAAGTTCATACGCCGTTGAAGGGTATGGAGGCGCACTTTGGATCGTGTTGTATGTCATTTTTGGCGTGCCGTCGCCGGTGTAATACACCCGGTCGAACGAATCGCCCTTGATTGGGCCGCGCGCCACATCAACAAAGTCTGTCCACTGGAACCAGTATGCTAGATCTGCGGACGTGTCCTCATACAAGAATACAGTACGAGTCTGATACGGATCGTTAGTGGCTGTTACCAGCTTGTTTTGCCGCCACCCCTCGAGGTCGCCACTGCCTAGGCGAACATTCTCTGCAGTTTGTGCTTCGCCGTCTGGAAGCTTACGCTTCGAAACTCTTGGGCGAATACCCTTGAATACATTAAATCGGAACCCAGCCATGGTTATCGCCCGTAGTCGTCGTAGCGGACATATGTGGAGCCGCCTATCCCTCCATAGGACATCGTGCGATTCGGGGTTCCGAACTCCGCATCTCCCCGGCTCTTGGCCATCTTCACTCCTTCGCGTTCCAATGCCATGTAATACTGCGCAAGTGGTGGGTTTGTCCAATCCCGCCCCGGCATTTTAAGAAGCCTGGCTAAAGCACCGAAGCGCCATATATCATGAAACTCGTCGTACCACCAATCAGGCACGTCGGTCATAGTACTTATCGGGGACACGACCACACGGATCTGCAGGGAGCTGAGGACGTCTGCATCGGCAATAGGAACTATACGTGGAGATCCTGCGTTGCCATCGTTTGTCCAACGTTGTGGGCTAGTACCGGTTCGTACTTCCCAATCTGGGAACTCCCCGTCGAGCTGACTTCTTGTGCTAAACGAAATTGACTTCAAGTTGGTGCCGTCGTTTGCATACTTTACCTCGTCCACGCGCACTACGCGTGTGTCGGCAGGAAGTTCAGCGCCAGGGGTTAGGGCAGGGAAAACTGCTCCTGTTGTCCAGTCGAGGAGGGGAGATGTGGTGTGTCGCCATACCTCTGTGTCTCGGAAGAAGTCGCGCATCGCGTCGCCAACCACATCTGCGATAAGTGGCTCTGGCGCGCCTGGTGCTTCAATGCGAACCTTTGGGTATACAGATGCAATAGCAGTCATTAATCACCGTCCGGGGGTCTGTTCATTTCCGCGCTAACCTCAGTTGAAGCTGCTCGTTGTAGGCCCAAAGCCTGAAGGAAATTCTGCCACAATTCTGCTCGATATGCACTTGGCAGTGTCTGTACAGACTCTTTGGTAAGTGCTCGATAAGTCACATACTGGATGGCTGCGTTGATGTACTCATCATCCAGGGGGAAAGTATTGCCGACGGCAGTAATAGCTGTGGGCACAGCTGAGTACACCACTGCCAGTCTTTTGTTGTCCGCAGCGGGAGGCGGATATAAAAAGTACGTTTTTGGTTCTCTACTGTCGTGACAATAGTGCTGGAAATAGTTAGGGCCATCGACAACGCCAGTGGCTAACGTGTATTCCCAATCTAAGTCATACGTATCTAATACGTCTTTCTCGACATACCTGACAGTCCCTTGTGGCGTAGTTCCGTCATCCGCGTAATTCCTACCAGCGCGAATAAATTTGATCCCCCCAGCCGGCAACACTTGGCGTGCCACTCGGGACAGTCCGGTATCTTCTATAGATTCAATTGAGTTAGCTTCTGGCAACAGGACAACGATCTGACGCGTTCCAGCGTTCAAATAGTCAATGAGTTCCGCATCTGCCCATCGGTAATTACCAATTTCTTCGTCATGAATGATGCGACGCGTTTCATCAAAGATATCCTGTGCAGTAGCCATTAGTCCTCAGCCAAATCCATGTCCCTTTGCATAAGATCCCACACCTGCTGAATCTCTGCAGCAGACGGTCGGGGTGCTTGTGGCTCTAAGGCGCTTATTACAGCAATTACCTTTGGCGAGCCGTCTGTTTTCAATAAACTTGTATCGTTTTCTGCCATCACTTTGAGGCAAGCCTGCTGTATATAGCCAAGCTTTGCTTCCGCCTCTAGTTTAGCAGTTTCAGCGATGCTTGGCCTCTCTGTTATCTCTTCTGGTTCCACTTCAGGCTGGTCATCGCACATAACTGCTCCAACACTAACAGCCTCCAAATAAGCATTTGGGGGAACCCTGCATGGTTGGCCTGCGCGGAAGTTTACAACGTAGCCATTGAGGCTAGAGAGACGGTAATCTCGGTTAGTCTGCATTAGTACCGGTTGGTCTGGAATCTTGAGTCCCTTCATCGGGGCTTCTCCTTTTAATCAAAAAGACCCCTCCGACCAAGAAGGCCGGAGGGGGTAGGCTGGACCTACAGGTAGCAGCCGGTTAAGCCGGAGACCCTGCGAACTCAACTCCGTCACCGAAGTTTTCGTCATGGCGTCCTGCTTCAAGATAGCCGACGATAAGCCGTGCGGCACCAGAAGTCGGCGAGCCACCCGTATGGGTAGGCGTTACCGAAATCTGAGGCTCAGCGGCTGTGGTCTCGAAACCACTGACTGCCGGCGGATTAGCCGGAATGCCAGGAGCGTCAATCTCAGCGATCGTCTGCGTGTAGCGGTTAGGATCCGTAACGTCGCCAATATCCAAATCGTGCGTAGTGCCACCCGCAAAGGCAGTATCTACGACGAGCTGTATATCAACAACAGTCGCACCCTGTGGAAGGTCAAGCACCGGTACTTCAGCTGCCGTGGTGGCAACATCAGCGAATCCGACTTCTACGATAGCGTAGCAGACCTTTTGTCGTGCATCAGTTAAAACGCTCATTAGTCGTTACCTCCAATAGCATTATCGATGACCAACAGACCGAAGTCTTGCGTTGATGCATCAATGTTGGAGTAGAACTGCGGCTTGAGATAGCCAAACATCTTAGCGATGCTAATGCCCTGCTGGTTGTCGTAATCGAAGCCTTTCTCGATCCACTCCGGCGCACCAATGTCAGCCATGCCAAGTGCCTGAGCACCCGCAAACAGCGTACGTTGATACGTTACGTCATTCGACGCACCTGCACGAGAGCCATCAGGCAGTGCAGAGTTGTTGAATACATGACGATATTCGTGAATCATGAGGCCATCGACCATGACAGTGTCCGTACCCTTGAACAGTTCGTTCGAAGAGCCACGTACACCAGCATTGCGGACGTTCGCAAGATAGTCAGCATCCTGACGCAGCTTAGCCATCCCGGTAGGAGTCATAAAGACATGGTAGAACTCCATGCCGCCTGGACCCTTAATACCGCGAAGGTACTTCTCTTTCGCAAGAGCTTTTGCTTCAACAAGCATAGCCCACGACGGAGTGTCGTCAGCGAGTGCTAGTGTGCCAAGAGAGCTTGCTACTAGATTAGAAGCTGCGCCATCCCACTGATAGTGACGTTGAGCAGACGGAACTGCGATATCACCCGCGAAATCCAGACCAGCAAAGGTCGAACTTGTACGAGCTGCACCACGGTTCGTATTACTATACGCAACACCAGATAGAGACAAGAATGCTAACTGGTCCATGCGATCTGCAAGCCAGTAAGCTAGGACATCACGAGACTGTTCACGGAAGTTCACAACAGATTTCTGATCAGCAAGACGACCTTTATGTCGGTTAGCCTGACGAAGCTGGTCAATCTGGATTACTTGATCGTAAGCCTTGATTGCTTCTTCGTTGCCTTCCAACTGGTTGTCGCCTGCCACGCCGTCTTCTTCAAGATCAGCTACCAGAGTAATTACTGCGCGAGTTCCCTTCTCAGACTTCGTAAGATCCGTAATACGCTGAATCATCGAGTTTGGACCACGACCCGTAAATTTGGATACAAAGCTCAGGTTACGAGCTTGCTTCCAAACATCACGAGACCATACGGTCTTCTGCTCTGATGTTAGCGCGTTAAAATTGGTGACAGTCATTAAGTTTCCTCCTAGAGACATCACATTTAACGGAACAAAAACAAAGTTGGCCATTATTGGCCGGGTTTAGTTTTGGCTTCTTTCGCCTGCCGAGGCGTGTGACGCTATTAAGGAGGACGACTCCGGCGAAATGTTTTACGTGGTGCCATCCACGAACCTGGATTATAGCGCATATACAAAGGGCCCCACAAGGGGGCCCTAGGGAGGCTTGCCGACCCCTTAGCAACTAATCCATGAAATCGCCTCTAAGGCGTGCCAATGTTTCGGCTGGTAACGCTTCAATCTCAGCATCACTCATCTTATCAACGTCGGGTACGTTCGCCCCTGCATCCATAGATGCTCTGCCTGCGCCGGCCGGTGACCTGGCTTGCTTTGCAGCGACACCGATCTTCTCTTTTGTCTTTCTCTTCGGAGCAGCCTTTTTTGGATCCTTGGGAGCTGAATCACTTTCTTCCTGGTTATATCCATACGTGGAATCCAGGTCATACAACGAAATGCCGTCCGCTAGTGCTGCAACAAATGCGTCAGAAGCTTGCATGGGATTAGCCGTATCGGACATGTATCCGCGCATAAACGTCAGCACCTTCTGAGTTGCATCTGCGTCAAAGTCAGGGTGGGTATCCTTAAATATAGGGTACATTTCTGCAGCCTGGTCTGCCAAGGAGTTCAACTCACTAGCAACTGCATCCTGGGTGATAGTCTGCTGTGTTGACTGTTGGGCTTCTACCAAAAATGATTCACGTTCTGCGCTACGAATTTCTGAGCGCTTAGTTGCTGCGCCCTTAGTGTCTCCGTTGAGAAGTAGCTCAGTGTATTCTTCTTCAGCCTGATCGAAGTCGTATGTTCCCTTCACAACCTCTTCAGCAGCAACCTCATTTCTTTCGAGCTCTGCAAGCCGTTGTTCGGCCTGCTTCATACGTTCGTTTACTTCGTTGAATCGACTGAGCGGGATTCGCTGATCGCGCGCATCAGAATCCTTTTGCTGGCTGGGGTCTCCAGCATCTGATTCGGCCACGTCACTGTCATCGTCTTCGCCATCGTCTCCTTCATCGTCCTCCACAACTTCTTCGGAATCGGGGTCACTGTCAACCTCTCCATCGTCGAGGGACTCGTCTTCGGTAGGCCCTTCCTCATCTTCTGTGGCTTGCTCTTCTTCCGCATCTTCCATTAACTCCGGGGGATCAATATCGTCACCCCTATCAACAGCTGAAAAGTCCTCTTTGTCGAGGTCTTCTGGGTCGCCACCAAAATATTCTAATTGTTCGGCAGTACGTTCGTCTTCGTTGGGGATATCAACCGCGAGGGTTGCATCGGGGGCAAGATCGTCACCCCGGTCTTCTGCTGCGCTAGACATAATAGCTCCTAGTTGTGTTTTACGCCCTCGAGGGCGATTATCAGGCTTTAGGTGCCCGGATACCTTTACTTATTGGCTTCTGTTTTTCATTACGCTTTTTCAAGCGCTCCTTCAAGTCCTTAATGGCTTTAGGCTCCGTAAAGGGCTTGCTACGTTCAAGCTTTTTCTCTGGTGACTTAGGCTTTCTTAGGGCCATCGCTGGGTTTCTCCTTCGTGGAAGCGTTGATTAGCGCTGTTTCCATTGATGCTTGCCGTTGTAGGGCATCGCTTACACGTTTAGTTGCGGATTGTATAGTAGCCACGTTTGACGCACCAGAGTTTTTCTGCTGCATCAGCTGTATCCTAGCCATAAGATCCATAGTATTCATACGCTCCTCGGCCTGCAGTTTCTCTGTCTCCATCCTGTATTGCATTCCGACTTTGGCTTGCTCGAGCTCTGGTGTAATCATCGCTACTTGCGCATCAACTTGTAAGGACTGCGCTTTCGCCTGACGTTCTGCGGCTTGTGCTTCCTTCTCCATAATCTCTGCGTTCAGTAAGCGCATCTGCATTTCGTCGAGTATCTGCGCGCGCTCGATCTCTTCTGGAGTCGGCGCGGCCAGGCCTTGTATCTTCTTGACCTGTTCTGACACATCTCTGCGATCTGGCAGCTGAGAGTTTTCTATAAGAATGTGATCTGGTAGCTGTACGCCAATTTCGCGCAACTTTGCCAGCTGTTCAAACAAAGCCTCATCGTAAGTATCACGACGAGGAATATTTGTGACCGTGACATTGTACTCACCCATGGTGAGGTCATTCTTGATCTCCTCAATCACTGCTTGTGTCTCAGGATCAATCTGCTCGTACGGCTGGTTTACTTCTAGCTCTTGCTGCACATCATCGCCGTCTTCATTTTTCTCGAAGATTGTGAGCAATCGTGTTTCGGTATAATACGCTTGGACTGCCTCGAGCATAAATCGTGCTCTCAGCTTCCGTGTGTAATTTAGGTGATCGAATATGATTTCCTGCTGCGCCATGCCACCTTGGCGCTGTGAGTCGATCGCCTTTGATGAGTCGGAGCGTTGGGTGCCGAGCATAGCTTCGTTTACACCAGAGATCTCCCGGAAATAAATTCCAGACTTCGCTGAAATCTGATCCAAGCCTGACGGAACTGAATTAGGTTGGATCTTCTCTGGAGCTGCGTCGCCCTGCCATTCCAGGACAAGGCCAGTTTTTGAGCCCTGCTGCACAAGGTCATCTGCGTCCATGTTGACAAGCGTGCCTGTCTTAAACATCCACCCACTGTTTGCAGTCGTGTTGACTACGTGCAGTTCCTGTGATGTTACCTTGTTGAGCATTTCCTGTGGGCTGATCAAATTGCGAACCAGACCAAACGGCCTGCCGCGTCTGAAGAAGGGGAAGAATGGGATGATCGAGATCTTGTTGAATATCGA